ACGCTGACCAGCGGAAGCAACGACTTCCTGTCGATGGTGGTCGATTCAGCAGTGACAGGGATAGCCCTTCGCGTGACCTACGACAGCGGGGCAACGCGTGCGGCATTCTTTGTCACGGGTTCAGTAAGCGGACTCGCGCCTCTGATTAACGCAGGCCCACGTGGGTTGTACAACTTAACGGCAGGACAGTGTACTGACGGCAGTGCGGGTTCGGTCAACTTCCCAACGCAAGGAGGCACGATTGAGGTGCAGATAGCGGCCAACGCGGCGGGTACATTGACATCAGCATTCAGCCGCACAAAGGCATACACCTACACCATCGACAACTGCGAGAGGTACGACCAACTGCGCGTTTACTTCCGCAATATGTACGGCGGAGTGGATGGCTACACGTTTACAAAAAAGAACCGACAATCGGTAAATGTAAACCGACAAACCTACGGATACAACAACAGCGTGTACGGCGATGACCAGTTCGACAAGCAGTGGAGCGTCACTTACCGCGACACCTACAACCTACAAAGCGATTGGCTATCGGATGCGGAGTTCAGTTGGCTTCAAGAGATGATTTACAGCCCTGAATGCTGGATTGAGTTGTCAGGCGCGTTAGTGCCTGTGGTGGTGCAAACAAACACATACAACATTATGAAGCGCATCAATGACCGATTGCAAGCCATCACCGTTGACGTTCAAGTAGGATACGAAAATACCGCGCTATGATGACCAAATTCGTTTGCTACCCTGACGCGGATAACCCAACAGTAGGCTATGACCTTGACCTATCTGCGGACACCGACATCGCCATCACCTTCAGCGTGCAAGACCTTGCCGACATCACTAAGCGGCGGGGTGCGTTCAGCAAGACAATCGCCTTGCCATCGAGCAAAGGCAATGACATCGCCTTCCGCTACGCGTACAACGTGCAATCGTTTGTGGGCGGGTTCACGCCAAACAAGCAGGTCAAGTGCGCGCTTTGGAATGATGGAGTGCAGGTGTTTCGTGGCACGATGCAGATGCTGTCAATGTCGGTCACGCGAGGGGTGGCAACCTACGAAGTGGGCATCTACGGCGAGGAGGTAAGCCTGTTCAAAGCGATGGAAGGCGTGAAGCTGGTGGACACGGTGGGCGTGACTGGGATGAACCACACCTTCACCGAATCGCTGGTGACTGGCAGTTGGGATGATACATTTAGCGATGCCAGTGGGTTTGTGTATGGTGCGGTTGATGGGATTGGATTAGGTCACGTTTTAGATTCACAATCCGCGACAGGCCCGTTTGCTTCAATTTTCAATGCTATTTTGTACGCCTTTGACAGGCTGATACCGATTGAACTATTTAGGCCAAACATTTGGGTCAAGAAGATGGTTGACCTAATTTTCGCGCAACACGGATACCGCTACGAATCCACGTTCTTTCAAAGCACCGAATTTGAGCGATTGGTCATTCCATACGCGGGCGAGCCTTTTGCTTACGCAAGCGGTGATAATACATGCTTTGTTGCTACTGATGAAGATTACACCGAAGAAGGCGCGTGGCAATATGACATTGTTTACAATCTTACATCATCCCCTTACATCAATACAGGAGATGGACAAGTAGACACTAATACAGGGATTTACACATCTGCTTCGGGTTACGCTGGTTTGTATTATGTCAGCATTTTTCTTGACATTGAAGGCACTTCCGATACTGCTCAATTTACTATAAGTTTTGTCGATGTAGCTACTTCACAAGCGGTCATTGATTTTACGGGTAGAACATTTCTTGCGTACTACAATATTGGAAATCGCAGGGATAGTCGCGGCGGTAATTTTAGAAGCATTCCAGTATTTATGCCAGCAAACACGCAGTACAAAGTGTACTTGCAAGCGAATGAGGGTGGGATGACTATGTATTCATCCAGTTTGCAAATCGTTTTAGCGCAACGATTTTCGTTGCAAAATGTTTCTATTGATATGCGCACGGCATTACCCGCCGACACTTTGCAGATTGACCTGCTTGCGGATTTGCAAAAGATGTTCAATTTGTACTTCTACCAATCGCCGCTTGACCCAACGCTAATTTACATCGAGCCGTTTGTTGATTTTTATAGCGACACGGAAGTAGTGGACTGGTCGCAGAAAAGCGATGAGGCACAGGAGATGCAGATAACGATGGGCGACCCTGAACTTCGCAAGCAGTTCACCTTTGCATACCGAAATGGCGGAGAGGCATTGGCAAAAAGCTATCAAAACACTTGGCAAGAAGGCTATGCCAGTCGCATTTTTGACACGAATAACTTTTACGCACGTGGTGAACAGCGCATCGAAACCAAGTGTGCCACCGTTATACCTGCGCAGTACCGCACGGACATTGTGCTTGGTCGCACCTTTGACGTTCAGGATGATGGCACAATCAGGCAAATGAAGACAGGCTATCGAATTGCGCAGTACAACTACGTGGAGATGACACCTGCGCCGAGCGGTTCAACTGAAACTTGGTACTGGGTGAGTAACTTCGGCACGAACATAAGCGGCTGGGTGAGCGGCAACACGCTTCCGTACATCGGTCACATTGACAATCCATATGACCCGCAACAGGACTTGGCATTTGGAATGCCGAAGCAGATTTACTGGGCGTTACCCGATGGTCAAGGCGGTTACACGCCATACACGAACAACAACCTGTTCAACGGCTATTGGAAGACCTACATCGAGGAGATTGCAAGCAAGGAAGCGATGACCGTACAGGCCACCTTCTTGCTCACGGTTACCGACATTGCGGCACTTGACTTCCGCATCCCTGTCTACTGGCACGGAGTTAAATGGCGGTTATTGGAAATCAGCGACTATCGTGTTGGTCAGAACGTGATGTGCAGGGTAACGCTTCGCCGCATTTTGAACCTTGCAGAATTTAGTCCGCAAACGGTAACGCCAAATTTGAACTACAACCTTGAATCCGAAGTGGATGGCGAGGTCACACCAACATTTACAACACCAGTACAGGTACGCTAATGGCAGACGTTAAAAACACCGTAGTCGTTGGTCTTAAACTCGAAGACCAAACGCAGAAAGGCACACAATCGGCGAGGTCGCAACTTAAATCGTTGCGCGATGAGATGCAGGCGTTGGAGCAGTCAGGGCAAAAGAACACGCAACGCTTCCGCGAATTGCAAGCGCAGGCGGGTGGATTGGCTGACCAGATTGGCGACACGCAGGCGCAAATCAAGGCGATGGCTTCCGACACGCGGACGCTGGACACCTTGCTTGGCGTGGGTCAAGGGTTAGCGGGTGCCTTCGCAGTTGCACAGGGTGCGGCGGCGTTGTTCGGCGATGAGAACGAGGATTTGCAAAAGGCGATGATGAAGGTGCAGGGTGCATTGGCGTTGCTGAATGGCGTACAGGCGGTCGCTAACGTATTGAACAAGGATTCCGCCGTTATGGTGAATCTGAACGCAGTTGCGCAGAAGGCTTATGCATTTGCCGTAGGAACCAGCAACGTGGCCTTAAAAGCATTTAGGGTTGCCCTGATTAGCACAGGTATTGGTGCGGCTGTGGTGGCACTTGGATTGCTGATTGCGCACTTTGACGAAATTACTGCGGCAGTTAAAAAATTTCTTGGCATCAAGACGCAAAGCAATGAGGCGATAAAGGATGGCACAAAGGCAATGGAGCGCGAGATTGAAATATTGAAGGCACGTGGCGCAAGTCAGGAGCAAATCTTTGCGCGTGAGTTCGACCTGTCGCGTGAACGGATGCGGATGGCAAAGACAGCGGAGGAACAAGAAGAAGCACGCCACCAGCACAACTTGCTACGGGCGCAGTACGAAACATACCTCAAAGAACAGCAACTTAAAAAGCAGGAAGAAAACCAAAAGGCGCACGATGCGCGGATGGATGAACTGCGCAAAGAGCGCGAGCAAGCATTGAAGGATGCAGAGGATTTAGTGTATTTGGAACGCATTGATGGACTGAAGCAATTTCTTGAAAGCGCAAAGGTGCCTGAAATGGAATTCAGGAATATCAGGCGAAGCGGAATTGAAGATTTGATGAAGCAGGAACAGCGAGCCGAGGAACTTGAGCAAATGCGGGCGCAACGCCGCGTGGACAGGGCCAAGGCAACACTGCAAGGCATTGCTGACATTACATCGCTGTTCAGCGGCAAAAGCGAGAAGGCGCAGAAGCGGGCGTTTGACATCAACAAGAAGGCATCGATGGGAACAGCGATAATCGATGGAATTGTCGCAACGCAAAAGGCGTTCAAATCAGCACCACCACCATTGTCGTTTATCTTGGCGGCGGCGGCGGCGGCATCAGCATTGCTAAGGGTGAAGGCTATTAGCAACCAGCAGTTTGAATCATCAAGCGCAAACAGCGGAGGCGGTGGAGGTGGAGGCGGTGGGTCAATAGGAGGCGGTGAAGGCGGAGGAGGTATGGCCGCGCCAACAGCAACCAACCCGAATGCGCAACTGCTAAACCCACCTGCTAACAATCAAGGTTCAGGGATGCGGGCGTATGTGGTTGAATCAGACATCCGCAGTGTCAGCGGCAGGCTACGGCGGATGAGTGAATTTGCAACGTTAGGCGCGTGATGGTATTTGATGATATGGAACAGCTACCTGTATACCTGATGACAATCGATGAGGATGGCGAAGGCGTAAGCTACGTCAGCCTCGTAGAATCACCCGCAATCGAGCGGCCTTTCATCGCCTTATCGAAACAGCACCGCTTCGCAGAAGATGCCGCACTTCGCATCTTGACAGGACCGCTGATGCTTGCTGACACGCCAATCATTAGACAGGATGACACGCGGGGTAAGTACTACGTGATGTTTGACAAGGACACTATCCGCAAGATGGTGCAGAAGTACTTCAAGCAACAAAACCAAGCCAAGGTAAACGCCGAACACAGCAAGCCACTGGATGGCGTGTATATGTTTGAAAGCTACCTGATTGACCGCGAGCGTGGGGTAAATCCACCGAAGGGCTTTGAGGATGCGCCTGATGGCAGTTGGTTTGGTTCGTTCAAAGTCGAGAATGACAAAGTGTGGGAAGAACGCGACCAGTTTACAGGTTTCAGCATTGAAGGCTATTTCGGGATGCAGGCAACTGAATCCAGTTTAGAAGCGGCGATGGCGAGCCTTGAAGAGGCGTTCAGCGTTTTTTTGCATACTATCAAACAGCGTGGTATTTAATCTAAAAGCGACCTATGAGCATAGCAAATCGTTTGACTGAACTGGCTGACGCCTTGCGGAAGTTTACCGCAACGCCAACGCCGCAGAATTTTGCAGATTACAAACTGGAAGACGGCACAATGGTGCGCGTTGATGGTGACCTTGTTGCAGGTACGCCTGTGTTCGTTGTGACCGAGGAAGGGATGCTACCCGCACCTGATGGCCAGCACACTGTACCCGAAGTCGGTGTGATTACTACCGAAGGCGGCAAGATTGTCGAAGTGGGTGACCTGCCAGCAGGTGAGCCAGTCGTGGAGGAAGAAGTAGCGGCGCAGGAAGTGGAGATTGAAGTAACACCCGAAGACGAGATGATGCCAAAAGCAGGCGACAAAATGGAGGAGCGCATAGCCGCACTGGAAGCGAAGTTGGAGGAGTTGTTGTCGAAGTTAGCAGGTGCGATGGAAGCCAATACCGCACGCTTTGACCAGTTGGATACCGAAGTGCAGAAGATGAGCAAGGTACCAACCGCAGAGCCACGCAAAAGAGCAAGTGACGCGATTGTCGAGAACATCAAGCTGTCGCGCAACACGAATTTTGAAGCATTAACAAATAACCTAAAAAACCTAAAATAAAAAGATTATGGCATTTTCACTTGGAGGACTAACGTCCTATGTCGAGCAACAGCGTCTGCCGTTGCTGACCAAAGCCGTCTTTGACGCAAAGACGCAATCTTTAATGCAGAAGCGTGTTGGCATCAAACACCAAGAAGCGCTGAATCTGATGGACACGGATGCCGTGTTCCAAGCCGCAACCACCTGTGCGTGGAATGCATCAGGCACAACCACCTTCAGTCAGCGCGTTTTGGATATGGCGCGGGTAAAGGTGCAGGAGGAGTTATGCCCTCGCTCGCTTGAGCAGTACTGGATGCAAAGCCAGCTGACGCAGGGCAGCAACTACGAAGGCGTACCTTTCGAGCAAGCGTATGCCGAGCAGAAAGCAAAGAAAATTGCCGAAAACATCGAAAAGGGCATTTGGATTGGCGTTGATGACGCGGGTGGTACATTGTCTGTAGCATCGGGCTTCGTATTGGGCGGCGGCGATACAGCCGAATCCCTTCTGCATACCAATGGTTTGCTTTACACGATGGAGAAGACAGCGGCATCAAGTACAATTGTATCTGCGATGACCAGCGCGGCGTTTAGTTCAACTACGATTGTCAGCGCATTCGAGACAGCTTACGAAAGAATACCCACCGCAATCATTGGCAGGGACGATATTTACGCCTTCTGCGGCTGGGACACTTACCGCCTGCTTGTCAACAAATTGGTAGGATTGAACCTGTATCAGGGCGACCTCGGCAATCTGGGCGCAGGTGAGTTTTATTACCCAGCTACAAATATGAAGGTGTGCGCGGTTAACGGGCTTAACGGCACGCTTCGCATCGTGGCGACGTCCTTGAGCAACCTGTTTTACGGCACTGACCTGCTCAGCGATGAGGACACCTTCCGCATTTGGTCATCTTACGACAATGACCAAATCCGCTTCCAAGCGGCATTCAAATACGGGGTGCAGTTTGCATATCCTGAATTTATGGTCTTGATTCGGGCATCTAATTCCGTCCAACCAACTGTAGTGTAAAATGAGCTGCGCACTTACATCAGGTTATGCATTAGGATGCCGCAACAATGTCGGCGGCATTAGCGAAATTAGGCTTGCATCGTGGAACGTCACTGGGTCAGTAGCCACCAACGCCACAGGCACGGTGAGTACCTTTACAGGTTATGCTTCGGGAAGCAATGCCTTCTACAAATTTGAATTGCCGAAGGGCGTGGGTCAGTTCACTGAAACGACAAACGCGAGTGTTGAAAACGGCACTATCTTTTACCAGCAAGAAATGACTTTGGTCATCAACAGGCTAACGCAAGAAGTACGCAATCAGTTGCGCCTTGCTTCGAATGGCAGGTTGTTGGCTATCGTTACCGACCGCAACGGCAAGTATTGGCTGTTGGGTGAAACGAATGGCATCGAGGTGACTGGCGGCACGGCGCAGTCAGGCACAGCGATGGGTGACCGTGGTGGTTATGAGTTGACGTTCACGGCGATGGAGGCGAATCCTTGCCGAGAGGTGCTATCGACTGTCATCGCAGGTGTTACGTCAGGTACGCAAATCACAGGCGGCGCGAATTAAGTGTAGTTCAGTTTGGGTTGGTGAAAGCCGATGCGTTAAGGGTCGCATCGGCTTTCTTATTTTTGCACAACACAAACCCTTAAATCTGCACAATGAGAATATGCATCGTTTACAATCAACACCCGACTGGGTGCAGTTATTATCGACTTGAAATGCCGAATGCCGCTGTTCACGACCTATGCGGCGGCGTGGTGGACTTTGTCAGCATTGATGACATCAGAAGAATGGAAGAGGATGAGCTGAAAACCATTGACCTATTCCTGTATAACCGAACTTGGATTGCAGGCCCGATTGAAGCGGTGGAACAGGTGGCCAACATCCTGCGGCAATATGGGGCGCGGATTATTTTGGATATGGATGACTATTGGCATTTAGGCACAGGGCATTCATTCTACCGCCACTACCACGACACGAAAATGCCTGCGATAATCGAGAAGCACATTAGGATTGCTGACCATATCATCACGACCACGACCTACCTGCGCGATGAATTGGTGAAGTTCAACAAGAACGTCAGCATATTTCCGAACACGCCTTACCTGCAATACAAGCAGTTTCAGGAGCAACCAACGCAAAGCGAGCGGGTGCGGTTTGGCTACTTCGGTGCGGCCCAGCACACGGAGGACGTGGAACTGATGCGGTCACCACTGCAACGCCTGTCGGATGAGTTGGAACTGGATGGCAAGTATATGATTTACTTGGCAGGGTGGAACGAGAACAACCCAATCTATCAAGGCTATGAGCAGGTTTTCAGCAATAAAGGCAAGAACAACAACTACTCACGCATCCAAGCGGCTGACATATACAGCTACGTGCAGGGGTATAATTGGGTGGACGTGAGCCTTGCACCTTTACGCAACACCAAGTTCAACCGCTTGAAGTCGGAGTTGAAGATAACGGAGGCCGCGTGGATGGGCAAAGCGGTCATTGCCAGTGAGGTACCGATGTATGCCGATTGCATCGAGAATGGCGTGGATGGGTGGCTTGTGCCTGAAAAGAAGGATAAGTTATGGTACAAGTATATGCGGGCATTTATCAACGAACCTGCGATGGCGAAGGAAATGGGTGAGCGTTTGCGGGCGAAGATGCAGGGCAAGTTTGACATCCAACAAATCAGCGAGGCGAGGCTGAATTTGTACAAAAGCGTGGCGCGTGGTATTTAGAGGTAATGCTATACCTGAAAGCCAGCCAATCGAATACGATTAACGTCACTTGGACTGAACGCGCAACCAACGCGACCATCTACAAGTTGATTCTCACGAACATTGCGAAGAACACCAGCACGGTCATTTACATTGACGCGATTAGCAACGCATCCAGTTACGAAGAACGCTACGACCGCTTCACGTTTACGCTTGG